ATCCTAGGCTTTATTATTTTTGACAAAATTACTCCCCATCAATTAAATAATCAATTCCCATTTCAGATAACATTTCTTTTGCTTTTTCACTAACTTTAAACATTGCTTGTAAATTTTCATCATATTCAATGTCTACAAGCCCTTTTTCAAAAAGGTCTAACATTGTGCTATCAATGTCTTCCATTATTTCTTTATATAACTCTGGCATTATTTCCTGAAGAACTGGCATGTTAAACTTAAACATTCTTTCTCCATATTGATCCATACCATCCCATTCTGCAGCACCTTGAGATACCAAGTATTCTATAATTTTTTCTGTTTCTTCTTCCATTCCTTCTTCAAAGAAATCGCTAAAATTTGCATCTTCCATATATTAATTATACTCTACTTTAAAGCTGCTGCAATATTTAAGGTAGGCACTGACTTAATATATTGATTTGTAGAAATAGATGCTGTTTGCTGTATTAACGAATATATTTGAGAATAAGATAGTGATGGTTTTGCTTGATGAATTGCTACCCATCCCGCACCAAATACTTGTGTTGCGGTTGATGTTCCATTTGTTGATCCAATTTGACCCAAAGCATCAAAACTAATAGATGAAGAGTAGTTGCTGTAAAGTTGATGAATTCCATTTACAGATGATCCAACTGAAATAACACCTGTATTACAAGATGGAAAATCAATATGTGAATAATCATAATTATTTCCTGCTGCAGCAATTACTGGAATATTAGCAGATTTAAGTTGATTAACAGCATTTGTCAGTGTTGTTGAATTGGGACAGGTTGTTGAAGTAACAGGTCGTCCATAACTCATAGTAACAGCACCAATATTATATGTATCTTTATTTGCATAAATCCAATTTAAAATATTTACGATATCTGTATCAAGTGGTGCAATTACTGCTTTATTAATAGAAAAAGCACGAATAAAAACAAATTTAGTATTTGAATTTGTAGCAATTGAATTAAGCATCATTTCTGTTCCATGCATTGCAGTCCCAGTCCCAAGTTGCTTTACATTTAATTGTGCGGAACCTGGACCATCCATTGATAATTTTCCATTTGGACAAGTTGCTTCAAGCCAATTAACACATCTTTCATAAATTACTTTATCTTTAAAAGAGGCAACCGCTGGGTCGTAGCCCGTGTCAATAATTACAATGTTTGAGCCTGTTGATGCAGCATGTGCTGGAATTGCTTGAGCTCCCATTAAAATTAAATAAATCATCATTTGAATAGAGCCAAAAGTAATTAATAATTTTTTCATGTTTTCCTCTGTTAGTAGTTATGCTTTATTTTATCATGTTGCACTGACATATGTCAATAGTAGCCCTACAGGGAATTGAACCCTGTTCTGCAAGATGAAAGCCTGCAATCCTAACCAATAGACGATAGGGCCTTAGTGCCTCCAGTAGGGCTCGAACCTACGACCCGCAGATTAAAAGTCTGCTGCTCTACCAACTGAGCTATAGAAGCGTACCCCAAGACAGATTCGAACTGTCGCTGTATGGATTTTAAGTCCACTATCTCTACCGCTGGATTACTGGGGCGTGACCTCTGTAGGATTTGAACCTACGACCAACAGGGTAGAAACCTGTGACTCTATCCACTGAGCTAAGAGGCCAAATAAAACAGGCCCCATTTCTAGGACCTGTGTTAAGTTGTAAATGTATTATACTACTACTTTAGCGTTGATGTCAACTGCCATTGCCAAAACTTATGTTGCTCAATTCTTCCAGCAATGAAATTACAGATCCCCTGTTCATCTAATTCATTAGATATATCATAAGTCCTTCTTAGCATAGCAAGAACAACCGTATTTGTTTGAACTAATTCTTGCAACATAGTACGTGCATCAAGATCTTCTGAATCATTTATCTCTAAAGCACTTCCTTCAAGCCATGACTTTAAACCAAATGGTGCTTTCGCACCTAGTTTGCGGATATTTTCTGCAATTGGGTCAATAGACTCATAAACATCTGAGTAAATTTTTAATAAAAACTTATGATATTGTGGAAAATTTGATCCCTCAACATTCCAGTGGTACCCGTGTGATTGAACATACATTTTTACAACCATTGACTTTAAAGTTTTTAAAGCATCAATTAAATCTTTTTCTTCCATTATAAATTCCTTATCAATTTTTCATCTGGCGTATTTGGATCATTTTCTGTATATAAAGCTTTTATTGTTTTTTTATCTTCAACTGATTGGCTCCACTCTGCAAACCCAATTATAAACATAATTGATGGAACAATTAAATCAGTAGCCTTTGCTGGTAAATATTTGTGCAGCCATATTATTATAGCAGAAGTATAACCAGTCAACCTAGCTGGATATCTTTTAGTATACGTAAATAACTTATGCCACATATTAATAATTATACATCATTAAATAATATGAGCAGTTTTTTACAGTCATGCTCAGGACTATGAACAGGTATTTAATGTCGCTGTCTCCCCCGACATACTATATTATAACCTACTTGATCTTAATTTGTCTAGGTTTTGCAGATTCTGGAAGGTCCCGTTCAATTTTAACGGTAAGCAATCCATTATCAAGTGAAGCAGATTTAACAACCATATACTCACCCAGCGTAAATGTTTGTGTAAAATTACGCCCAGCAATTCCCTTGTGTAGATAGTCTGATTTATCTTCATTTTCACGTTCGCTTTTAATAATTAATGTATCTTTATCTACTGTTACATCAATATCTTCACGATTATATCCCGCAACAGCTAACTCAACAACATAATTGTCTTCATCAATTTTTTTTACGTTATATGGCGGGAACGGCGTAAGAGTTTTTTTATTAGTATTCCATCTTGCAAATTGATCATGGAATCCTAAAAAGAATGGATCATTGAACCATGCTTCAATTGTTGCAAATGGGTTATATTGTGTTGGTGTTGTTTTTTTTGTTTGATGGGCTTCATATTCATCCCACCCATAAGGTTTTAAATGTGTCATTATACTTAGCTCCTTTTCAGCAAGTTAGTTAGATTGGCACTTCCTATCGGCAAGTGCTAAATATATTATATCATAAATTATGAGTTAGATCTACCGTTTTTATCTGATCGGTTTCCGTACCCCGCTGATGGCTCTCCATCTTTCTGTGGTGGGCTATTGTATGTTGAGTTGTATCTCATATCTTGCATTTGCGATCCCATAACTGGTGCAAAAGATCCATTCCAAAAATTAAATGAACCAATTCCTTCTTGCTCTGGCAATGTTTTTTCAACTATTGGTTCTGTAACTGCTAATGCTTCCAAAGCTTTTTGTGCTTCTTCTTTAGTTAAATAACAACCAATTGATTGTCCAGTCCCGCCCTTTAATACAGACCATCCATTTTGACAATCTGCTGTGCCAAACTCTATTGACCAGCCAACACCACCAGAAATTCTTCCCGCACCTGCTGATTCTTTTTTTACAGGAATACAATTTGGCACTGTTTTTCCATCTTGTTCTTTTGTACCAGCGTACTCATAGCCGTCCCAGCAGGGGCCTTGGCCTTTATCAATGCAGTAAGAACATTTTTCAACATCAGAAATATAGTGATGATCATTTCCTAGGTCGTCGCATCCGCAAGTCATACATTTATTAGTCGTCATACCAAAATTATATCAGAAAATTAAAAATTTTAAAAAATTACTTTACAGTGGATTCCAAACAAAATCTGAGTCAAAACCCTTAAATTCGTGCTCTTTATTGGTAGTTGCCCAAAAAATTAAGGCATCTCTGGTGCCACCTTTAAGTAAATCTGTTGCATGCCAAAGATCTGCTTGAAATAAAACCATTTCATGTTTTTTTTGATGATGCATAAAACCATTTAAAACCTCTTCATATAATGGAAAATCTACATCTGATTTAAAATCATTTAAAAATACAATATTTCCACCATCATAACCATCGTTTAAATATAAAGATGCACTATAAGCCAATTTATTTGGCTCTCCATGTACGCTTTCATGTATGTCTTGATGAAGCCTAAGCTGTATCCCAGGTTCCAATCTAGTAATTGAATATCCATAAAAATATATTTTTTTATTTTTATAAAAACTTTTACATTGTTCAATAAAAAAATTTGAGTATTTTGTTAAAACACTTTCTATTTCTTTAAATAAATTTGGAGCTTTGTTGTCTGGAAAAACAGCCCTATATCCCATGCCTTTTTTATGAGCATAACCAATGTTTCCTCTAAATTTTGTTTCATCAGATTGATATTTATCTATAAAATCAGTAATTTCTTTTGCATCTTTTGTATTAATTGCATCAGGTATTATTTTAATTTTATTCTTATATTGTTCTTTAATTAAATCTTTTTCCATTTTGAGCCCCGTTTCAGGATTGAACTGAAGACCTTCCGCTTACAAGGCGGATGCTCTACCACTGAGCTAACAAGGCCTAGGACTGCACACGGATTCCAGCACTAATGGCTGCCCTGTCTCACCACAACTCTTACATCGGGTGTACATCATATGTAACTATAACATCCCAAGGTGTGCCGTGTGCAATCTACTTTTATTATACACTACAATGTTTCAGATCTTGTATATTTTTCGCCATCTTTTCTCCATAAAATAACAGAGTCCTCTGCATCGTACTCTCCATTTTCAGTATAGATATCTGGAAGATCAAATGTATACCAAATCGGCATTGTATATCTATTATTATTTCCTTTTACCTCTGTAATTAAATGCCTATGGTTACTTGGAAATATAACTAAGTCTCCAGGGCTTGGCTTTAAATAAAAGTCGTACTCTGGAAAAATTATTTCCCCGCCCTCATAGTTATCATTTAAATATATTAAAGCTGATATATTTAGCCTATAGTATGATGCATGAAAAGCAGGAGTTCCATCTGGTCTTTCACAATCTGCATGTAAGCCAGACTGCATACCTGGAGGCCATTTAACAAAGTGCAAACTATTTTGTGGAACTTTTTTAACTTTTACTCCAAGAGTATCTGTAAAATATTTTACAACCTCATCATATATTTTGCTTTGATATTTTTTTAATAAATCATAGGCATGGGGGTCTTCTTCCTTAACATGAAAATCTCTTTTATCGTTTCCCCCTCTAAAATTATCATCATCTTTATATCTTTCAACATATGAATACATATAATCAAGATCTTCTTTTTCAACAAAATTGTTCATTAAAATTAAATTATTTTTAGATTTACCAATTTTATCCCATTCAGCCTGAAACGATGAAAAGTCAATTTCATTTTTAGGGTTAAAATTTGCAATTTTTTCTTCATTCATTTTTTTCACCTTTTTCTATGCTTATTTTATCATATTTTTCTTTAACTTTGTAAAAACTATTTTCTAAGCCTATTTCTTTCCAAAAATCCTTAATATTTCTTTTTGCATTTTGAATTTTTAACAAACTTTTTTCATTATAAAGCCAAGCTTTTGCAAATTCATGATATAAATCATTATCTTTTTCTTGATAATAAACACTATTATATTTTTTATCATTAATTTTTTGATCACCATATACTATTTGATTGTAATTTCTATTATCATGTATAAATGGACAATGATAGATGTCGTACAAATCATAACCCATCATTATTAAAACAAAACTTAAATATGCAACCTCATGCATTGCATAAGAAATTTTATCGTAAGAAATATTTTTTGCAACTTTTGAATCCATAAATGTTCCACCACCAGAAAATCTTTGTGTTTTAAAAAATTTATTTTTATTTGCTTTACCATAAAATACTTCATGGTTAAAGGTTAGTGGAAATTCATTTGCAATTAACCATTTTACATCACAAGATCTGTCTTCATAATTTTCTTGGCTGGGTGCAGCACATATTATTCCATTTGGATTAATTTTTTTTAATTCATTTAACAAATTAATTAAAGTTTCATCCCAATTTTTTTCAAATCTAGTATGAGAATCTATTTGAAAAAAATAATCTTCCTCAAACATCATTTCTTTTAAAAGATATCTTACTTTTACTAAACCAGGTCTTGTTTCTGAATCAAAAGATAAAATCCTTTTTTGTTTTTTATTTAAAAATGAAAGATTTGGCTCATTATTATATTGTAAACATATTCCAAAAACTAAATCTTTTGGATTTTTTGCATTATCTATTGCGGATTTAATAGTTTCTACTAAATCTGGATCTTCGTATGAAGCTATAGATATAAATATTGACATTTTATCTTTTCAAAAAAGATTTTGCAAATAATTCTTGAGCTTCGCCACTCCAAATATCATTATCATTTTCTGGTAAATCTATATTAAAAAAATATCTATGTGGATAAGCATTTAAAAAATCATTTGTAGATTTGTCCCAGCTCGACCAAATTAATTTTATTTTATTGCTATAACAATACTCTTCTAGATATCTAATTTGATTTAAATAATTATATGCCAATAATTCTAGTGGGTAATCTTTTGGTTCAGCCATTAAATTATGCTCTACTTCTTTATCTCTACCCTCTAAAGTATTTTTGTATTGTCTATAAATTTTTGGCTTAAAAATAAAATCATTTTTTATTTTTTCATCAACTAACCAGACGCCAACTTTTCTAATTAATTCTGGCATTAAAAGAAAAATTTGATCGGGATTTCCATAATTTTTAAAATATTTAAATAAATTAGAAATTATTCTTTCTGGTGCTGCACCAGTGTATGCTAAGTTTCTAAAATCTTTTCCATTTGGGACAAGAGTGTTATAAACAATACTGGCCCAACCTTTTTCTTGATCTACCCCTTGTGGCACCGTGATTTCACATCCTGCAAATACAATATGGTTTTCTGGAGTTTTTTCTGTAATATCATCGCATCTAAGACCTAGATTATTAAGTTTGTATGTTGTCGTATACTCATCTGAACCTGGTGTAAACCATGGTGGATATGGAAATCCGCTATCAACAAGAGGTTCTACTTGATCCGACATCCAAAGTCTATATTCTGGTTTATCTGGAAATGTTTTAAATAAATATTCGTGGTCCATTGTTATCCTTAATCTCTATACAATTATAGCAGAGTTGTAGATAGCATTCCATTCATCAATATCTTTCCAATCATTTAGCAATGGTTGACCTTTTATATTTAAACTAGTATTTAAAAGAACTGGAACTCCAGTTAATTTATGCCATTCAGATAATACAGCATAAAGTCCAGGGTGTTGATCTTTATTAACTGTTTGAACTCTAGAGGTGCCATCTTTATGTACAACTGCTGGAATTAAATCTGGCTTTAAACATTTTACTGCATATTGCATATATGGCGTTGGCTTGCCCTTGGGCATGTCAAACCATTCATTTGCATGTTCTTCCATAACAACTGGGGCAAATGGTCTAAACAGTTCTCTTTGTTTAATTTTATTAACTCTGTCCTTTACATCAATATGTGTTGGATCAGCTAATATACTTCTATTACCAAACGCTCTGGGGCCAAATTCTGCACGACCCGCTGCTACTGGTGCTATGCCTTTACTAACTAATTCGTCTAAAATTTTTTCAACTGGATATTCATTTCCTAAATCATACCCAAGATAGGGACCTTCCCATTTTATATGGGATCCACGTAATGCTAAAGATGCCCCTAAGCTAGAACCAGCGTCTCCTGGATTTGGCATTATCCAAATATCATCAAACAAATCCCATAAAATTGTATTTGCAGAACAATTTAATGCACATCCGCCCATAAATACAAGTTTTGTTTTTCCAGTCTTCTTTCTGGCGTATTGCATAAATTCATATAGTCTTCTTTCGTATACAAGTTGTGCTGCGGCTGCAATATGAAATTTGTTTATTTCGTTTGGAACGTGACCCCAATCAGTTATACCTTTATGAAAATTATATTTTTGCTTATTTATATTTGGAAAATACTCATTAACTTTTTTAAAATATTTATTTGGATTTCCATATGCAGCCATACCCATCATAATATATTCTTCTTGATTAGGCATAAGACCAATTAATTGTGTAAATGCTGAATAAAACAATCCAAAGCTTAATGGATAATTTCTTTTTTCCACTAAGGATATTTTTTCACCGACTCCAGTCCAAATTGTTGATGTGTTAAATTCACCAATTGCATCTAGGACAACAATAACGGCGTCGTCAAATGGACTTGTGTAATATCCTGCTGCTGCATGAGAATAGTGGTGCTTAAACTCTTTTGCTTTTATTCCTTTATCAGCAGGCTTCCAATCAGCTGCCCCGCCACGTAACTTAATTCTTAATCTTTTTAAGCGGGATTTTTCATAGTAGGCAGATTTATCTGGAATACCATAATTAAGTAAATCACGGTATATTTCATTATTGTTATACCAATCATTTTTCTTTTTACTATATCTTTCAGCATGACCAGCAAACAATATTTTTTTATCATCAATTAATGCCATACCAGCATCATGTGAGGTTTCGTTATAACCCAATATGTTCATTTAAAATTAGCTCCTTAAAGTGCTCTGCAACATGTGCATGGTAATGTGTTCCTGGATGAGATTCAAATGTTCCTGTAGCTGAAGAAACAAAATGTCTGTCTGTTCCATGATAAAAAATATCGCTATTCTCTTCAAGCAAATCTTTATGACAAAAGTCTTGCAAAGGTTCTTTATCATTAAAAAATTCTTTTGAGCCTGTTTGTATTCCAAAAACACAATCATAAGCAATTTCATTATCAAAATTAAATATTTTTTTTATTTTATCTGTAGATTTTTTAAAATAGCTATGATAATTTTTTAAAGAATTAGTGTTATTTTTTATTGAATCCATTGCAACTTCAGATTCTGGAGACCATGATGAATAATATAAATTAATATTATTAGCAACGCAATATTGCTCAAGCATAATTATGTTGTGAATAGCAATCATATATGTAAACTCTGGAGGCATTAAGTCTTCTATAATGGCTGGAGTTTTTATATATTTATCTACTTTATAATTAAGACCTTTTACATTTGATTGAACATCTCTTGCAAATTCTAATGGGCCAGGGCCGTTTTTTAAAGATTGAAAATCATGAAAATCAATCATTGTTTTTTTATTTTTTGCAAACAATATTCTATAAAAATCTGGGAAAAGACATACTATTTTTTCAGGATTACCAAACTCTGAACAATACCTAAATATATCTATAACTATTTTTTGAACAGATGCACCTGGGTAGCCAATATTGACCATTTTTAAGTTTAAGTCTTTTGACAAAAGAGATGGCCATGAAAGATTTTCTGGACAACCCATGCCAAATGTAAATGAACATCCAGCGACTAAGACATCTGGATTTTTTATAAATTCTTGCGAACGATATCCATGAGAATTATATTTATACTCAGACATATTGTCACACACCATATTATTAAGAACTAAGTCTCCAAATTTTCCAGGCGTACCGAATCTATCAAAACCATTGTTTTCTTTTATTTTTTCCCAAAATTTATCATTTTCTTGCCAAATTATTGCTGAAGAATCTTTTGTTTTTACTTGAATTGTATTTTCAAAATTAGAAAAAAAATTATCAACTATTCCATAGTTTTTTAAAATTTTATTTTCATCAAAAAATGATTCTGCAATATCAGACTTAATTAAACTTTTAATTAAGTTGTTTTTAATAGACATAATCTGATTTTTCTTTCTTTCTTTTTCTTTTAAAAATTTTAAAAAACCAATATTTTAACATACAAACCTTTCTAGTGGAGCAGGTCAGACTTGAACTGACGATTACCGAATTATGAGTTCGGGGCTTTGACCAACTAAGCTACTGCTCCGTAGGGGTACTTGGATTTGAACCAAGACTCGTTTGCGTATAAGACAAATGCTTTAACCAGATTAAGCTATACCCCCAAACTTTAGTTTGAGGATCCTATAAGCTTAT